CAGGAGCGAGTCGCCGAGGCATCGCCCTTCACAGTATGCCGCTGTCATGTAGTCCCTTTCTGGAGTCTTGAAACGTGCATGGCCGTCAGCCCTCCCTCTGGGCTGTAAATAAATGTTTCGCATGCCTGTCTACTGCCGATGAATCCGTTCACGCTGTGCCAGTCATCCGGCGGGCACAATGCCGGGGCCGTCCGCACGATCACGCCGTCGAGCGTTTCGATCGGGCGTTGCCACTCGGCTGCCTGAGAGTGGAAGTGCCCCGTGTGCCACTCCCGATACGGGCACTGGCTCCAATCGGCGGCAGCCTCCAGAGCCATGATCTGCGGCAGCTTCCGCTTTGCCCTGTGCCCGTGGACGAATCCAAGCAGGTTGCGGCCGTGCGTCACGTACTGCCGACCGGTATACCGACCGTCGATCCGCACGCGGCGGTCGTTCCTGAAACGCTCCTGCATGATCCGCTGGAAAGCCCACGTCAGCGTCTCGTCGTGGTTGCCGTTCACGATCGTCACGTCGGTGGGCACCGTGGCTGCCGATCGCTCGATGGCACCGAGCAGCGAATCGCATCCGACTTGAATCATCTTCTGCAGCCTGCCATCGCGCTCTAGCGGCGTGCCGCTGGTGGTCGTGCCCGCAGGCGTGTCGTAGTGGAAGAGATCCCCGAGCAGGGCAATGGTGCGGCGTACGGGCTTGTACGTGTCGCCCATCGCCAAGAGTTCTTCAGTCGCTTCGCCCACAAGCCGCTCGGCGATCGTCAGGTCATAGTCATCGCCGCCTGTGGTTTCCCGCCAGGCGTACTTGGCGAAGTGCGTGTCGGCCACGATCAGCACTTGCCAGAGCCCGTCTCGCTTCGGGGCCTTTACGCTTTTGGTTAGCGGCTTCCGCAGGGGCTTGCTCGCCGCCTGGATCATCGCCTCAACGCACTCGCGTGTGCTCGGCCCGGCCTTGGGCTTCAGCCGCACGAACACACGGTGCAGTTCCAGCGTCGAGCCCTCGCCGTCGCCCGTCTCCCACTTGGTCGCTTCAGACGCAGCGATCTCGAAACGCTGCATGTCCGCTTCGATGTGCCGTAGCAGATCCTCGACGGTCTTGATCCGCCGGCTCGTGGACCGGGCCTCGAGCACGTCGCCACTCTGCGTCTGCGTTACCTGTTCGGCGTCAGCAGCAGGCTTCGGCGGCGGCAACTTCGCAGCGACGGCAGCCGCTACGCTTTTCGATTTAGCCATGCCAAGACCGCCTGCTCACCTGGTTTCGTGTGCCCACGCTCCGCCACCACTTCGGCAATCGCCGTGGCCAGTGCCCGCTTCTGGCTCGCAATCCCGCCAGCGTGGAACCGCTCGCGGATCGCGGCGAGCTCGGCCTGGAGATCGTCAGGCAGGCGCTCGTGCCACGGCATGAAGCCGGGCCGCTTCGCCTTCACGCGGGCGAGAACGTCATCGAGCAGGCTTGCGGGCTTTGCCTTTGGCACGGCCGACTCCCTTCGCAGGCTTGGCGGCATCGCGCCGCAGGACCATGTTGCCGTCATCGTCCAGGATGCCGAGGCCCGTAGCCTCTTCATCATCGAAGTCGAGCTCTGCGAGATTAGGCCGCTGGGCCTTCGGCTGCGGCTTGCTCGGCTTCTTTGGCACGACGGGCCTCCGCTTTGCGGGCGTTGTGAATCGCACGCTTCACGAGGAGCCTAGCGGCCACGTCAAGGAACGGCAGGCCGCGTGCCTTGGCCTCTTCTCGCATCACGCCGACCACCTCTTCGATTCGCTCTGGCTTGCTGCACTCGTCGCATCCCCAGGCGTCCATCTCGTTCGCCTTGGCACGGCAGGCGCAGGTGGGCGTTGGCTCGACGCCGAAGCGCTTTAAGAGCTTGGAGAGTTCGGTGCCGGGGCCGCTTGCAAGTGCCGACCTTTGGCTGGCTGCCGAGAAATCAACGGAAACGGTCAATGCGGAGCCTGACGTTTTGCAGTTGCGTTTTGTCGCCTCTTGATGAAGCAGCGTCCCGCATTGACGACATCTTCCCGTGTTCTGGCTGGCTATGCAGTCCATGTTCAATACAGAAAATTGACGCTCGAAATCGTCAGCAGCGGTTGAGAGCCTGTGCCGCGATACACACTGCCGCTCACGACAAATTCCTGGGTCGAATCGCCTGATGTGTTGACAACATTGAGTCCTATGTTTGTTCTTACATACCCGCAATCTCTCGGATCATCCGACAAAGGCATTGAAAACGGTGTGTTGTCGACTGCTATTGACGGATATACGCTTGACCTGAATTCAACTGACGATACAGACGCAAAGAAATAATTTGATTTCCAAAATCGCACACGCCCGGTCAGGTAAGGCTCGCTAACATTTGCTGGGCCTTCGCAGATGAGCAAAAACGTATCTGCGATGAGACACGGAAACGTCGATCCTGCCGGCGTTTGATGCGCAAACCACGTCATGTCTCTAATGCCAGCTTGCGCTCGCGTGAATCCATACAATTCTTCGTAGGTCTTGTAGGAAAAACTTGCAGTTGTCGGCTCTGGCGCAGGAAATCGAGGAGTTGTCGTGTCGCCTGGAAAGCCAGACGCAATCCAAGTCGCGCCGCCGCTAATGTATTGCATGCGAGGCAGAAACCACCGAAATGAATATCTTGTTGAGGTAAGGCGATCGCAGCGAATCGAAGCGCCGTTAGCGTATGTGTATGACCAAACCGTACTTGATATTTTCAGCAGCTGAACAGTCCCGCTGTAATTAGGGCCGTGGAACGCTGATGCGATTGGCGTATACTCGTAATAGACACCACCGAACGCGCCTGATATTTCAACTCTGCGGCGAAGCATGGACGCGAGGTAAAAACTGTCAGCCGAAAAAGTGATGCTAATTTCGTTAGGCGCTGGCGGGCACGGCCGCGTGCAGCATGACGAGCACGAACTTCCTAGCATTGTCATATCAGCACTGTGCGGCGATGAGATACCACGCCGTCCCGTCTTTGGCTATGGCGCAGTTGCGGCTTCCTGCAACATTAGACAACGCAGCAAAAAGATTTGTTGCCACAGCCGTGTTTGGCGTGGCCGTCTGATTGCGGAACGTCACCGTCTTCTCAGCGTTGATCGACCACGCGCCGGTGAAGGTGCAGACGCGGAATAGCTTTCCAGACACGCCACCGATGCGAGCCCCAAACGTCAGCGGGCCGCAGTCCCGGTCGCCACCCTCAACTGTTCGCACCACCTTGGCGATGCGGTCAGCCGCGCCGCTCGTGAACGTGACGCGCTCAGTGGCGGCCGGTTTGTTGTCTGCCTTCTTCGCCATGCGTCACCTTAGAACGGCGGCGTGCCGAAGTACGTGGCGAAGTTCACCGCAGGATTCACGCGGCGCTGCAGAATCGTCGGGGCACCAGAGCCCGTGAAGTCGTTGTTAAATCGAATGCCGCCGGTGTCGTCGAGCGCCATGACATTGGACGAGGCAATGCGTTCGTCGTTCTCGTCAAGGACAAAGCAGCGTTTCTTCTTGGCTGATCCGCCAGTGCCGCTGATGTAGTTCCAGCCTACGTTTGGCAGGTAGAGGCTGTATCCGCTTTGCTTGTACGAAAGCTCTGCGGCCACTTGCCAGTACGTCACTTGGGCACCGTTGACAACCTCCGTGGTCTGCTGGCCGCTGATCCCGAGGCACTGCCACTGATACGGCGCGGCCCCGAGATAGTTGTCGGCATTTAGTGCGCCAGTGACGGCGATGGCGTTGGCCGCCGGGAACGTGGCACGGTTGCCGGCGATTGTCAGCCGCAGCTCGCCCTCAATGGCCTGGGCACCTTCAATGATGTCGCCGGCCGTATTGATGAGCGGCTTAATGTCGCTGTTGCCTGTTCCGTTGTAGTGGCGAAACGCAGGGATCGCCACGCCACTGGTGGAGAACGACCACACGTCTGCACGCCCCAGTGGGCTCGGAACAAACCCGGCCGTGCCAACCGCAGGCGTGGCGAACGAGTACACGGCCTCCGCCTGATAGGCACTCGACTCTGTCACCTGGCCATCGGTGCAGAGCATGTAGGAGTATTCTGGGTGCGGCGTACCGTGGACGTATCCGCCAGACGAAATGATGGACTGCGTCGGCGTCGCGCCGTCGAGCAGAAACGCTATGCGAATCTGCGCCGTGGGGCTTTCACCAAAACGGTGCGAGAACGAGCGGCCGAGTTCTTTGGTGCTCACTACTGCCATGCTTCACCCACGAATATCGACGGGCGCTGCGGCCAGCCGATCAAGTTTGTTTTCCAGTCTGCGCAGTGCGTCAAGTTGCTTTCGGTATTCAGCAATCGCAGGGTCTTCGCGGCCCGTGGCGAGACGCACCAATTCCGACGCGCCTTCCTGCGTGCGGATGTCGTTGAGCACGAGCGGATTCTGCGATGCACGCCGCAGGGCCTCTAGACGCTCCTGCTCGAGCGTGGCCCGCTCTTCGATGATCTGCAGCTCCAGGTCGCGGATCTCGCCAAGCTGCTGCAAGCGGTCGTCAAAGAAATCCTGTTGCTTCTGAATCGCCGCGTCAAACTGTGCCGGGCCGATCACGCCAGTTTCCAGCTGCTGGCGTGCGGCCTCCACGCCCTTCTGGAACTCAACGCCGGCCGCGAGGCCCGCCTGCCCGTAGCGGTCGCCAATCGCGCCGAGGTCCACGCTAAGGCCGGCGTTCGCCAAGTCGCCGTTCAGGCCATCAATGGCACGGCGGGCGTTGTCGAGGTCTGAGAGATCAACCGTGACGCCGAGGTCAGACAGCTCGCCCTGCAGGTTTTGGGCGGCATCCCGGCTTGCGTTCGAGAACTCGCCCACCTTGGCGATGACGGCGTCGATCTGCTCGCGCGAGCCGCTGATGGCTTGCTGGATGTCGTTGGCATTGAAGCCGAAGTCGAGCGTGTCTTGGGCGGCGGCCTGGGCCTGCTCGAGGATCTGCAGCCGCCGGAGGGCTGCCCGCTCGGCTTCGCGGTCGCTGGCTGCGCGGGCCTGAACGATGGCCGTCTCGGCTTCGTCAATTTGCCGCGTGATGGCCAGCAGGTTCTCTGCGGCTTCGCTTTCGTTGCCGAGGCCGTTCTGTCGCACAAAGGCATCGGCACGCTGGCGGTCGGCTTCGATCAGTCTCTCGGCAGCACGCACGCGATCGTCGGCAGCCTTCTTCACAGCGTCGGCTGCCTGCTTCTGGGCATCAGCCTCGCGGCCCAGCAAGTCGATCTGCCGCTCAAAGTCCTGGCGAGAGTTGGCTACGGCGCGGGCCAGCTGCTCTTCCGACAGGCCAGCCCCTTCGGCGGCAGCTGAAATGTCTTCCAGCGACTTCGCAAAACCGAATACGGCATCGGTGCCAGCGGTGCCAAACTGAGACGCTTGCTGCAGGGCCTTGGCCAATTCTTCGTTGAGCTGCACGGCACCGTCGCCCGCGTCTCCCAGCGAAGCCACGAACTCGGCGAGCGGCTGGTTGGCCAGCAGCTCCTTCGCCTCGCGGGCACGCTCCAGCCTGGCCCGCAGCTGGTCGATCGGCTCAAACAGCGTGCCGATGCCCTGCTCGGCACGACTAAGGTCGGATGCCTCGTTGAACTTTTGCTGCTCCTGCAGGAAGCGGTTAATCGCCCCAACAGATTCAGCCACGCTATCGGCAATGCTGCGGCCAATGCGGGCGAAGCCGCTCGTCACCTGTCTCTCTAAGCCCTGCGCGGCAACGCCAGCCCGGTCCATCGCATCACCGAAGGCTTCGATGTCGGCTCGCTGTTGATCTGTGATCGCGCCACCGATTCGCTCTAGATCGGCAGCGGCGGCCCCGATCTGACGGAACACAGGCAGCAGCTCGGCGCCGCTCTTGCCGAACAACGCAACGGCAGCGGCGGCCCGCCTGGCCGGATCGGAAATCTCTGCGATAGCCTGTGCGGCCTGCGTGAACAGCTGCTCTGGATTGCTGGCCCGCACATCCTCAGCGCTCAATCCGAGATCGCGGAACGCCTCGGCTGCGCTCTTGCCGCCATCACGGGCGTCGTCCACCGTACGCAGGAACTTCGTGAAGCTGCCGCCCAACTCCTCGACGCTTCCGCCGGTCTGATTGGCCGCCGTCTCCAGCACTTGGATAAACCCAAACGACACGCCGAGCCGGTCTGCCAACTGCCCCAGGCGCTCCACCTCGCCCTCGAGCTGCACGAGATTGCGGCCCGCCACGACGGCCCCAGCGCCCAAGGCAGTGAGCCCGCCGAGAGCCAGGGTTGTCGGATTGAGCAGGCCAGCCATAGCGGCCCCGAACTGGCCAATGCCGCCGCCGCTGGCGAAGACGCGATTCAGCCCCTCGGCTGCGCTCGTAATGCCAGAGATGCGGCCGGCCACGTTGCCGATCGGGCCGGGCAGGATAGCCAGCGTGCCGGCGAGCTCAGCAAAGCCGAGGTTGCCACGCGAGCCAGCACTATCCACGGCGGCGTCGTAGCCCTTGGCTGCCGACTCGGCACGTACGAAACGTTGCGTGGCTTCGTTCAGTAGCGAGTTAAATTGCGTCTGCGAGAGGTTGCTGGAGTTCAGGTGCGTGACGAGTTCTTGCACCTCGGCGTCGTAGCGTTGCAGTGGCGTGCGGGCCTGGTCTTGAAGCTGTGCCGCACGGGCTGCAAACGTGGCGCGCTCCTGCTCGGCACGGGCGGCCTGGTCGTTGATGCCAATGGCGTCGGCAGAGGCCCGCACGTATGTGTCGAGGCTTAATGCTCCCAAGTCGTAGAGCTGCGTCAGTCGCTCCAGACGCTGGGCCTGAACCTCTTGGGCGGTGGCAAAACGCTCCGTGACAGAAGCGGCTTCAGCAAACGCTGCCGCGCTGTCCCGTGCTCCGGCCTGAATCTTGGCGAACTCGTCTGCAAACTGCTGCGCCGTCACCTGGCCCGTCTTCAGGGCCGACGTGAGAAATGCAATGTCGGTGGCCACCTGCCGCTGAGCGGCCGATGCCCCGCTCGTGCTGCCGAGGAAGCGGTCAAACAGTGCCGCTGATGCGCTCGCCTGTTCGCCGAGCCTTTGCAACGCCCGATCCACCGGCGTCAGACTGCGGCTTAGACCACTGGCATCCGCCGTGATCTTCATCGCCAAGCCGAGGACGGTAGCCATTACTGGATGCCTTTCTCTGCCATTCGGGCCTTGGCCTTTTCGATGGCGTCAATGATCTGAGTCTCGTGCTGCGGCGGGCGCTCAACCGGCACGAAATCTTCGGTCTTAGGCGTGCGGCCCTTCGGACAGTATGGCGCAAGGGCGGCACTGGCTAGCAGTCCCGTCTGCCGCCACGGATCGGGCAGCGGATCGAAGAAGCGGTGCATGGCCACCCACTCGGAGAGCTCGCGCGAGTCCATGCGCCGGCCGAGCTCTTTAACCGTCATGCCGAGGTGTGCCGCCAGGCGGAAGAGGAATCGGCGCGTCGGCCTGGCGTTTAGGCTTTTCCCAGCTCTTGCACGTCCTCTTCACTGAGGGCGTTGTGCTCCATGGCCTTCTGCCACAGAAGGCTCATCACCTTGGCAGACTTGTTGCCCAGTGCGTCCACGTCCGCAGTGGTCGTAAACAGCAGCTCGCCGCTCTCGTTGCACAGCACCTTCTGGAGGAACTTCGTGCGGAAGTTGTCCACGCTTTCGATACCAGCCTTGCGGTTGCGAATCCACTCGTTTTCGTAGGCATCGCGCTCGGCCACGCTCATCACGCGGATATACACGCTGCCGCCCCACGACTTCACCGGCACCTCGAGGAGGCCCAAGTCATCGGCGGCCAGGATCTGCTCTTTCGTCAACGCCATGTGTTCAGCTCACGATCTGGAAGGTTGCGGAATACCTGTGGGCGTCGTTCACCTGTGCGGTGCCACCCACAGATGTGCATACTGCCTGGCCTGTCAAGCCGCCGACGCTGTAGGTGCCGCGCTGTCCATACGTGGCCGAGATCGGAGCAAACGCCTCGACCGAGAAGGTGCCGAGGTTGTCGCTCCAGGTGCCACTGCGGTCGGTAGGCATGCCGCCGCCCTTCTGCCACGTGACCGAAAAGACTTCGGACAGCGCGGAACCGTTGAAGAGAACGGAGAAGCCTTGCGTCAGAGACGCCATGTGTCACCCGATGGATACGGTGACAGAACCCCGTGGCACGTCGTTCACGGACAGCGTCAGCGAGGCGGCTGTGACCGTCTGGCCCGCCGCCGTTTGGCCAACGCTGAACAGCGTGAGATCCATGTAGTCGATCTGGTACTCAGTGACAGCACCGCCCGTGGCGTTGGGATCAGGCAGGGCCGCGATCGTGACGACGCTTGTGCTCGTCACGCCCAGGTGGCTCACGTCAATCGTGTTTTCGGTGGCCGAGATGTTGTTGCTCGTCTCAACGAATCGAGTGATTTCGCTGAGCTTCGTGCCGACGACAGTGAAAGAGCCACGATTGCCTTGTGAGCTGGATGCCATTACTGCACCTTACGGAACGAGGATGGTTGCCGAGCCGCGAATCACGTCATTGACGCCGAACGTCGTGGACGAAGAAGACACAGTGCAGTTGCTGCGGCTG